AAAAAAGAAGATGAAAAAATTAAAAATTAAAAATTAAAATTTGATAATAAAATATCTTCTTCTTCATTTATTAATTTCATTATTGTATTTTTTTTAAGCACTTTAGCTCCATCTATACAAAAATGTTTAATATTTGAATTTTGATTTTTTGGATCATATTCTAACATTGCCAATCTTAAATCCCATAAAACATCCCAATTTCCTACCATTGCGTATTTTTGTAACATATATTTTTTGCCTGGTCTTATTTCATAATCAATTTTGGCTCTCCATAATGAAATCATATTATTTTTACATTTATTTTGTATCTCTTTTTTAATTAATTTGGAACAAGGTGTACCATAACTGAAATAATAGATTAGTATTTTTGTTTGAATATCTTGCGGTAATATTGATATGTCCATTGATTATATTATGTATTTTATGATTTTTATTTAAATAATATTTATTATTATTATATTATTTTATTTAAATAAATAATATGGTTTCCGGGCTTTCGAACGCTTTTGGATTCAAACTATCGACCATTATTTATTAGTATTCTATTATTATTTAAATTCATAAATAATAATATGTTTTCCGGGCTTTCGCACGCTTTTGGATTCGAACCACCGACCATTTGATAACTACATAAGTAGTTTGCTTACACTCTACAGTCAAATATAAGTATTAAAATGTATTTAAGTTGTTTTTCTGATAATATATATTATTTAATTACTAATCTAAAGTTTTATTGAACTTGGGACTTAGAAGCCAAATACCATGCGGGTGGCGCATCAAATGTATTGGATGTATTACATGCGCTTCCTACAGTTGTCACCGATGTTCCACCTGTAAGAATACCCGTACCCGTTTGAACCGCATAAGGAAATGGTTTTTGGTCAGGTCTTTGATTTATGCAGCGTCTTTGAATGCGTAATGTGCGCTGACTTGAATCTTGTGGTATATGTAAAAACTTGGTATAAGCCGCATTAGCTTGCTGAATTCCCATAGTATAACCACGGGCAGGAGTTGATTGACAACCTGTTGAACCGCATGTTTTAATATTACCTACATATTTGGGGGTATCATTTGTATCCACTACACAATCATTTGCCGCACTTAAGTTATGTACATAAAGACCTTGACTTGCTGTATCCGTTTGATTTCCTGTATAATTTGGTTGAACCCAATTATTTGGATATTGACCAGAATTAATCCAGCGATACCTTTTAGCTAACATACCTTTGGTTGATAAAACGGATTGAGCCACATAGGACCCTATTTGTGCGAATCCTATTCCGGGACGATTATTAATTACATAATTATCGGGTCCATCTGGATAACGTCCTTTGGTTCCACCCCATCCTCTTGGATGAATGCCTTTAAATTGAGTGGTTGATTTACTCATATGCATTGTTCTACCAATACCGCCTAAAACCGTGGAACCATTAATAGAAAATCCAGCATTGGAAGCATTATAATTATCTCCAGTTGTACCATCTGGACCAATTATACCCTTTAAAAATATAGTAGATGCTACACTGTTGGGTCTACCATAAGATCCTTGACTAATCCAATATTGATTTGTTGGTTTTCCAGATCTTTTAGTAGCACTTGCTGCGCTATTTAATGATTTTTTTTTAAAAGTTGCCAGAGACATATATCATAAAAAGATATAATTAAATTCAAAGTATTAGATAATTAGATAAATAATAGTATTCTTTTTTTATAATCTTTTAAAAAACATCTTTTAAAAAACCAGTAAGATTTTGTATAGTTAATTGGCTCTAAAATGCTTTTTAAAATTTCATCTTCATTTTCTCCTTCTTTTGTTAGTTCTGAAAAGATATATATATTTGTTAAGCAAAACAAAATTAAAGCACCTAAACTATAGTAGTTTGCCCGATAATCAATTTTTGCTGGTAACTTTGTTAGTTCATTTAATTCTGGACTAGAAAAATATGGTTTATCTATTGGTTTATAAAAATAAATGTTATAATCCTTAGCATTAATTTTAGCTAAGTATTTAGTGTTCACAATAAAAAAAGTATTATCATTTATTACTATTATATCATCTAAATTATAGCCATAAAATGACATCAAATTTATTTCTAAATAAGCAATTTGTTTACTCAGGTCATAAATCATTTTTATTATTTGTTGATTTGTTAGTTTACCTTCTTTTAAAATAACTGATAATGATTTTACTTTTTTAGCTGTAAATATAATCATTTCTACAGTATCTTCCGTATCATCAAAAAAAACATTTGATAATATATTTGTTTCTGAAATTGATTTATATATATCATGGGTTAACCCATTTTGTATACTCAATGTATAGCTATTTGTTTTTGACTTTTGTACTATTTTATATGATTTTGTTTCAAACATTTATTATAACTTATGGAAAAAAATAAAGTATAATATACTTATTTACCCTTTATAAAAGGAAAAAAGGTCCCTACTATTTCTAGTAGAGACCCTTTCCCTTGAAAACCTAAATACAACTTGTTAGTTTATAAATTATAATATAATATTTTAGCTTACCTTATTTTTTAATTTATTTATAATCAATGAATAATGAACGATAAGTAACAATATTTTTTCTAATTTATTTATTATTTATTTCTATTTCTAATTTATTTATTTAGTTGACTCCACAATTTTTCCTCGCTTTCTTTTTGGTGGCTCAGCTGGAACAGTACTGTAATTTAGCGGCTTAATTCCCTTTTCCGCATCTTCGTCTTTTTGCTTGTCCATGTCATCTTGGCGCAAATCTCGTACAAACTGCGCATTGTTTTTGTATTGTTCTTCAGTCACTTCATCGCGTCCAATTCCGAGGTAAGTCGCAACCATGAGTCGGATGTCTGGGTTCATTACATATGTGGACTTCTTCACTTCTACTGGCGCTACAATAACAGGCTTTTCTTCTTGAACAACAGGCTTTGATGGCTTAGGAGTTTTAACGACCGGCTTTTCTTGCGAAAATATTATCGCAGCGTATCCATCTCTGTAGTCTCTAAATTCATGATTTTCTCTTGGCTCGTTCCTTGGTTCGTTCCTTGGTTCGTTCCTTGGCTCGTTCCTTGGCTCGTTCCTTGGTGGTGACCTAGATGGACTTCTGGGTGTAAATCTAGAAGGTTTTCTGTCATCTCTTCGTCTGTCATCTCCTTTTTGGTCATCTCCTCTTCGGTCATCTCCTCTTCTGTCATCTCTTCGTCTGTCATCTCCTCTTCGGTCATCTCTTCTTACAGGTGACCTAGAGCGACTTCTTCGTCTGTCTCTAAAACCTTGCTTTACATCTTGGTCGCAATAAGCTGGATCCGTTCTGCGCTCTGAGTAGGGTCTTCGGTCTCTTTCTTCTAAAGAAATATTGCTAAGCAGGTTTGCTGCTGCGTTCGCATTCTTTGTATCTTGGTCGTCTTCAAAGTCAAGCCGGATTCTGGGTTTCCTATCATTTAATAAAGGTTGTGGCTTTGGTGTCCAGGTGTTTAGCCCAACTTTCCAAAACCACGGTTCATCATATACAATTTTTAATTCCTTACCTGCGATCAGTCGTTCCTTGGCTTTTTGTGCGTCGCTCGTTTGTGCCCAGTCTTTGATATGAACAAAGAACCTTTTATAGGTATCTCCTTTTTCATTCTTACGCAAGACAACATCAACACGATCAATCGTGAATATGCTGAGCTTTTCAAAGACGCTTCTCACACGAGCTTCGCTGATGTTTTCAAAAGCGCGAGGAATACAGATGCTCATTTTTATATCTGAGTTATTAGTTGCGGTGTTCATTATTATAAGTTTGAGAGTTTTAAAACGGGTTTCAACGAAGTAAGAAATTGGAATATACTACTTCATTATAGAAAGTAAAGTATTTCAATTTTTTTAATTTTATATCAAAAACATGTACCACTAAAAATTTGTTATAAAATATATAAAAAATAAATAAAATAAACCAATAAAATTTTTAGTATTTAATAAATTTACATTTAAAAAAAGAAAAATTGAAATACTTTTTCTTTAGTAATTTTGTAGTATATTTCTTTTAAAACCCCGTTTAAAACTCTTACATAATAATTTATAAAATGCCTTGCCAATTGTGTAATTCCCTCCTTCATACTTTAACCAGATGTGACACCCATCTGGATGAACTATGGGCTCCCATTAGAAAACTTATTCAAGATGAGCCATTTGCTCTGCGCAAACAATATGAGTTAATATCCTTTTATACGGTTCCAACATTAAAAATTATGAACCGTAGACTGAATATCATAATCCTAAGAGACGCTAACAAATCAGACTTAATTCACAATATAATTATATACTTCTTTAGGCAAAAACTTACTAAGAAAGAGAATTTAAATCCAGAAAACATCGCAGATGTATCCGAAGTAGTGGAGGCATATGCGAGCTTGCTAATGTGGCGCACAACTTCTGAGAAAAAAATTCAGTTTTGTCAGTCAGCGTATTCTTGGCTTCATATATATTACAGAAACTCATTTTGTCCAGAATATATTCAACTTTGGCAACATAATGCCGCTGCTGATTTGACCTACCACCAATTACTAGTTTTGACGCAGCAAGCAAGAGAAGAATTGCTTGCGATCGCTACTCTTAGAGCAATTGAGCTAGGAATGGTTCCTAAACGAGACCCAGCAAAGGCCCACCTAAAAAAATTAAAAATTAAGGTAAAATTAGACAAACATCTGGAATCCAAAGAGTGCTTTATGTGCTACGATGTGAAGTCACAAATAAAGCTAGGTTGTGATCACGAATACTGTGCGGACTGCCTAGTTGGAACCGCAAAGGTAAGAACTAAAACATTTCTAAATTGTGCTGTATGTAGGTCTGAGATACAAGAAGTCAAGGTGTTGAACAAGGAGCATAAAGCCGAATTGATGAGCCAATTAAAAAATGAATAAAATATTAGTTGTAGTTGTAGTTGTAGTAGATAGATAAATAATTTTGTAAAGGGTTGCTACTAAAGATTGTAAAACTCTATAAATAAAGAGTAATCCCTTTTTTTATTGATTATTTAGAAGAATATATAGTAAAATAAATTACTAGTTATACTAACAAAATTAAAATGGTTTTTACTGTTTAT